TTTGATTGTGCTGTCTACAGGAGCGCCGCCGGTTGTGTTTGAATCTGTTTTAGCAGAAGCTGTGTTAGATCTTGCATCAGCAAACACAATACCATTTTCTGTGGTTTGATCTGTGCTGTCTAATAATACGAAATTAGACCCATCAGTTAATCCTGTGTCATATCTGTAGATTCTTGGATAGTTTTCTAAATCTGAAGTATCAATCCATATATCACCTTTCACTAGTGCAGTTCCATCTGACTGAGTGGTAGGTTTAGTTGCTGAGAATTGAGGACCATTAGGATCAGTGGCACTTAAAGAGGTTCCACCAAATGTTCCATTTTGATATCCCACCCAAGTTGTACCATTGTGAGTTAAAATATCTGCTTCTAAATTAGTGTTGTACCATAGAGTACCATCTGCTGGTTCGTTGCTTGGCTCTGATGCAGAAGCTGTGTAGCTCAAACGTTTCCAGTTTGAAGCCACAACTAAATTAAGCAATGTTGAATCTTGAGCATATACTGTAGAATCTTCTGTGGTTCCAGCTGGAGTATCATACAAATTATCTACTAGTGTAGCAGAGTTTGCTGTGTATGTTCCATAGCTGTGTGCATTGGCAGCACCAAATCCTGCATCTTCTAGAGCTGTGCCTGAATTGGTATTCCACATTCTAAATTCTCCACCCAGTGCATGTGTCATTCGAATTGCACCGGTTGAAAGTTTAGTTGCAGATACATTCGTTAATCCTGCAGCACTAACAGCAGCCACAAAAGCATCAGCATCTGTGCCAGCTAGAGTGACTGTTACTCCTGAAGCTAGAGCAGACTGAGCTTTTTTAGATTCTGCTATTTTGAAAGTGTGTCCACTAGTGAATACAGGTGTTGTTGTGTTGGAAGTGATTGTTGTTGCACCACCTTGATATCTAAATATTTGGAAATCTTGCACAGTTAAAGTTGTGTCTGTGGAATCCGCTCCAGTGTCACTGTCATACTGCTCGGTCACGTTGTACTGAGTGTATAGGTTACCTGTGGATAATCCTGTTCCACCGTTCACTGGATCTATTCCGTATAGAGCCGAGTGATTGTTAGCATATAATGGAGCACTCACTGTGGTCCAAGCACCTGTGTTTGAACTGTATGTTTTTACTACAATATCAGCACCAGCATTTGGAGTGGTGGTCTTGAACCATACCGAACCTGTGGCTGCATTAAGTTCTCCAGTTTTCCAAAGAGGTCTGTCTGTGTGTGCAGACTGTTTGAAAAGTGCTTGTGTGCCTTGAGCATTAATCCATGATTGGCTGCCCACTTGTACCCAAGTGTTTGAAGAAGTTTTGTAATAGGTTTTATTAGTTACGTGTGTGGTATTGATTGCATAGCTACCAATTGAACCAATAGAAGTTTTAGGAGCTCCTGTAGATACTCCGCCAACTAGATCATCAGTTGATGTGATCACAATTGGTGTAATTTCTGTAAATGCTTGATCAGTTCTTGACCACTCAAACAATCCAAAGCTAGTAGATGATAGATCAAACCAATAAGTTCCATTGGTTGATTCTGCTGTTGGTGCTGTTGCACTGCCTGATAGTTCTGACAGGTCAACATTTGCTCTTAATACGAAAGCTCTGTTAGCAATACCCAAGAATGAATAAGCTGCTTGCAAGCCAAATTCGTTTAGCTCATAACCATTCAATGCATTGCCTGATGAATCTGTGTAAAATTTTGGATCACCAAAAGTTTCTGTTAATTCTCTTTGTGAAGAGATCAAATATACTGAATTTGCGTTGGCAGTTTTTGTTCCTGCTGCGATACCGGTGCCTGCACCGTTTAATTTGTCTTGTGCTGAAGCAACAATTATTAGTGGTGTTGTTCCCGCATCTGATGGTACATAGAAACTCTCGTTTATTACTGTGACTTCTACGCCTGGTGATGTTAATGCCATTTTTAATTCTCCTTGCAAGTATAACTGATGTATTTATTGTTCTACACGGTTTTTACGGCGTTATCTTGACAATTTTGGTGCCTATATAGGGCACGTAAATACATGTATGAAACGCCCACTGTGTAACACCTGTAGATCCAAGCCTAGATCGTATGGCTATCGCAAAGGCACCAAAATATACTGGCGCAGCCAGTGTGACACCTGTATACGTAAAAGTAAGAAGTTGCGAGTTAATGGTCCCACACGCTGGTTTTTATCTGGTTATCGTAAAAAAACACGCTGTGAGTTGTGTGGGTTCAAATCCACGCATGAGTCACAAATGGATGTGTTCCACGTGGATGGCAACAAAAATAATGTTTCAGTTTATAATTTAAAAACCATCTGCTCTAACTGTCAGCGTTTAAAAAGCACCCAAGAGTTGGGATGGTCTATTGGTGATTTAGAAGTAGATGCTTGATCATGGCGTCCACTTGTATTTTTAAATCTTCTAGATTGCCTGAATTATCTATTTCGTAATCAAACTTTTGTCCTATCCAATCCCACTCGCTTTGGTGCACTGCTCTCTCTTGCATCTCTGTTTGTGTGGGTATGGGTCCTCGTCTGACCAGCACAACTCGGCCTTTTAATGCTCTAATAGTTTCTATTTCATTGATAAATCTTGTGTCGCTGAGTACTATTTTTCCACCTTTGTAACGAGCAGTAAAAGAATCTATCCAAATACTGTCATGAAAATGTCCTCGCATGATCTCTGTGCCCCAATACTGTAGCACATATCGTGGAGTCACTGCTCTATCGAGCTTGTTGCTCCAATAAGGATCAATTCTTTCTCTCCACATTCTGCTCTCTTGTGTGGCACCTTCTAATAACTGTCTATCCCAACCAAATATTGCACTGACAGCATCTTTTAATGATTTTGCAAAACTGTCTCTTTGAAACTCGTGATCTTTAACCAAAAAATCTGCCACTGTGTCTTTGCCAGACCCAATTAATCCTACTAATCCTATCAGCATGTAAGTATATTACAGGTTTTTTAATCTTTTTGCAATCTCTTGCTTGACTTTTTTAACAGTGTTTAATATTTGTTCTCGCATGGCGGATCGATCAGCCACTTGACTCATATTTTCCAATGCGGTAACTAGATCTTCAAGTTCTTCCAGTGTTAGATCGCGAATTTTTTTAATGCCTGTGTTAGCCATAATCAGATATATTTAATGTGAAGTGTTAAAGAATTAAAAGATAATAAAAAGAATTAACCAATAATAAAACTAGTTGGCATACCACCATCGATAAAATTATTAATCTCTTGCTCTAATTTTTCTATCATGGCCATACCATCTTGTTTTAATACTTCACCATTTAAACTAGTTCCGCCTTGTGGACCATTAATGGTAGCAAATTTACTTCTTGCTTCTCCCAACATCATTTTGCTGACAGCCAGTGTGTAATCTCTGATCCAGGGTTTGCTGTAGATATCTCTCAACAGGGTTATGTCAGGCCTAAAATTATCTGTGTGTAACAGCACTCTCTCAGTGTCTGATCTTGGACGCTGTGTTATGGTCAAAGTTTTTGTGGCATTGTCATAATGATGTTGAATAAATGAACCAAACATTTTGCCCACCAATTCTTGATATGCCGCAAAAGCGTAGTAAGTGGCCAATCCGCCAGTGGCACCTGTTCTTAGTAGATAGGTATTGGTGTAGGCCAGATTGAAAGGTTCAAATAGAGTACCACCTTGTCCATCTCCTCTAGATCCCACTGTGGCTCTATTAATTTCTCGAACGTTTATAATTTCGTCAGGTAGTATGTATTTGTTCTGATTTTCTTTGAGATCTAAAAAAGCATAACTTTCTTCCACAGCATTGCTGGATCTCTGTCTATAACGATTGATTGCCCTTTCCAGTGCCGTTTGATAATGTTTTGGGTCTAATTCCACGTCAATCATGCCATCCCCTAGGTTGGTTTTGACGTAATCGTATATTTCTTGCTGCATTGTTTGTAACTCTGACATATGGATATTTATGGCTAGAGCCTTTTCCATAAATATGGTTAGTATGCCACGTTTATCAATATACAAGCCGGAAAAGGGCAACGATTATAGGTTTTTTGATCGCACTATGAATGAGATGTTCCAAGTGGGGGGAGTGGACGTTTTCTTCCACAAATACACGGGTACATATGATCAAGGAGCCACCAACAAGGATGGACCGGCTAGTGCCACACAACCTGCTGCCAGCACACTGGGAGAAAGAACCATACAAGACTTACTTTTCTTAGAAAACAGAGACAGAAAATACGATGCAGATGTGTATGTTATCAGAGGCATCTACAATGTGCAGGATACAGATTTTAATCTCAGCCAATTTGGCATGTTCCTGCAGAATGATACTCTATTCCTAACAGTGCATCTAAATGATGTAGTGGAAAGATTGGGTAGAAAGCCCATGTCAGGTGATGTGGTAGAATTTCCCAATTTAAAAGACAATTACAGTCTAGATGCCAGCATACCCATTGCTCTAAAAAGATTTTATGTCATTGAAGATGTGAATAGATCAGCAGAAGGATTTTCACCCACCTATTGGCCACATCTGCTGAGATTAAAATTAAAGACCATGGTGGACAGCCAAGAATTCCGCGATATATTAGGTGATGCCACCACAACAGGTTCTCTGGCCAGCTACATGAGCACCTACAACAAAGAGAAAGAAATCAACGAAGCCATTGTGAGTCAGGCCGAAGCAGATGCTCCAAAATCGGGATTCAATTACAAACAATTTTATGTCACTCCTATTGATGAGCGAGGCAACATACGATTAGAAGGTATCAATTCCAACGCATCCATATCATCTAATCAAACCATCAATGCCGTGATAGATACTCCGGCCAGCAGCCATTATGGATTCTATTACAACGGCGATGGTATACCACCCAATGGTTATGTGGCAGGCGCAGGAACCAGTTTCCCCACATCGAATGTCAACAAAAATGATTATTTCTTGAGATTAGATTTCTTGCCCAATAGATTGTTCCGATACGATGGCATAAGATGGGTCAAAGTGGAAGATTCTGTGAGATTGACCACAACCAACAATGACTCTAGAAATACATTCAAAACTGGTTTCGTCAACAATAGCACCACTACCACAATCAATGGATTGACCGTGGAGCAGAGGCAGACATTAAGTAATGCTCTCAAACCCAAGGCGGACAACTAATGTTGCATTTTTACGACGGTCAGGTTAGAAAATTTTTAACTCAGTTCATCAGAGTGCTGAGCAATTTCTCCATTGAATTGGGCAAAGGCAAAGATGGCACCGTGCAACTGAGACAGGTACCAGTGACCTACGGAGACATGACTCGCCAAGTGGCCAACATCATCAGGAACAACAGTGAGAACGCACTGCAGGCAGCACCAAAAATTGCCGCATATATCACAGCACTGGAATATGATAGAGAAAGGATGCAGAATCCCTATCACATAGAAAAACAAC